CTATCGAAAGTTCACCAGCCAACCGCAGCGCGTTCTTGCATACGACGTGGCTGCGGTTTTTCTTTTTCGCTTACATTGTGTCTGGTTCTTCCGGCCATTCAATATCTGGTGCACTGGAAGTATCGACCAGCTCCAGTGCGTCCAGATAATCCAGCCACGAATTATATTGCGCCAGTTCCTCGCCTTTCAGACGACCAATAGCGGCTTTACCGGGCCATTGTTTACTGTTCATGTATTCGTTGGCCTGATTAATTAATAGCTGTCTTTTTGACTCAGAAATTTCAATAAGTTCTTCATGCGTGGGTGAAGGAATATCTGCCCACGCAGGCATTCCGTCTGCACCTGCAATACGTCGCTTACCCTGCGGAGGTGTCGCCATAAACGACTCGGCACGTCGGGTTTCAATATCTTTTGCATCATCAGGCCATGTGCCGGAATCGCGGTATACGGCCTCATTACCAGCCAGATAAAACGCATTTTTTTTAGCACTGTATTTGTACATATTATTTCCCTACCGCAATCCAGAAAAATGAACTCATGCTGGCTACTGGTACTCCGCCCGCTGTTGGAATCATCAGATTTCGGACGCCGCATCCTAAATTAGTTATCGTTGGCGCTGAAATTACTGGCGACTGAACTACGTTAGGAAGCGATACCTGCTGAGGACCAAATCCCACATACATCGGGTATGCAGAGAACGCGACAGGAAACGTAATAAAGACCTCTCCAGTTGATGATGGATTGGCTGTCCCCCACTGAATAATCAGACCTGACGGTAATTTTTGCCAGCCAGGGGTGGTCAGGCTGGATGTGAAGTTATTCATATCCGGAATCTGATTTGCCCCTGAGCCAACATCCCTTTGCGCCGCACTTTTCAGTTCAAGATAAGTTCTTAGTGCTGCCTTATCCTTACCGCTTAAATCTGTCAGTGTCTGGTCTTTTGGTTGCGCATAGTCTTTTGTTGCCAGAGGAACTACTGTATTTGTTCTGGAGAATCGCATATACGGGGCATTGACGTTACTACTGTCAAATCCAGCAATGTTACATTCATCACCAATCAAAGCGCCTGTTAATCCAAGGTATGTGAGAATGTCAGCAATAGTATTTTTCCCAATAATGTCGCGACCAACAGAAGTTAAATTAGTCAGCGCAGCTGTATCAGTTCCAGTGAAATACGGGAGTTTATTTGCACCAGTTGCGAGCCTTGCCAATGCCGTCAGCGTGGCATCAAGCGCCTGGAAATCTTTCCCGAAAGCGGTCCCCATTTTGGATATAAACCTGTTCAGGTCTCCATCATCAAGCACATCCAGCCCACTTTTGTTTGCGGTATACTGCGCCAACGCTGCCGCGATAAAGCTGGCTTGCCGAATAGCTTTGTTGACCTGTGCGCTGGATGCTTTACCTGCCGTAAACCCTGAAAGCAGAGCCGGAAGTGCTTCCCAGTCAGCTTGTGAGGTGACGTTAGCGTTCGGATCAAGCGCGAAAGGTTTAAAGTTGTTTATTGCCATTAGAGTATTGTCCCCCATGCTCCAACATCGAACCCGCCGATGTATTCGTTATCCATATCAAACCCAAAGAATTTAGAGCCTTCTGACGGTGTTTCTACCGAAGGCGTTTCAACATCACCGGCCCATACGCCAGCTGATTTAACGGTGAGATAGCCCTGTTTGATAGCGGCGATCAGTTCGAGAGACACATCAGAAATATCAGTTTCAGGGAAAACCCAGACCGAAATCGTCATGTCCTGGTTGTCGACGATCTGCATCCTCAGGCCTGAGCCTGCGGTAGCAGCGTCAAGGATGGGAGGCAGAGAGTCGTTCCGACCGTCCCAGTTGTTGATAGCGATTTTCGCTTTCAGAATGATGCGGTACGTCTCATCGCTTAGCGTCGTATAGCCAGAATCAGGATCATATGGCCCTTGCCAGATGCCCTGGTCATATCCGAGCCCGTCAGTGTCCCAGCTGAAATAAACGCCGCTAATTGGCTGGCTGACTATACGACTACGCCCAATCCACAGGCCGAGGATATCGAGTTGCACGCCAACCGCCGTATCGATATCGAAGGCTGTTACAAGCCCTGACATAGTGCTGGACACATCAATCAGCGGGCGGGTGCTCAGATCTATATGGTCAAAAAAGAGTGGCTTGGTAGCGTGGTAGTTAGTGATCAGTTCGGTGTATTTGCTCATGAGGTCACCGTGATACTGATATTCGCGGTGCTACAGGACGCTGAAGCATCATAGGCAATATCAATGTTTGATGCCGATACGCTGCCAGACGACTTACCGATCAGCAGGTCGGTAATATCGTAATAGCGGGCATTCCCGCCGCTCACAACGCCGAGGTTTGCCGGGGAATAAATACGGCTCAGCAGAACGTCGTCGCCAATTGTCAGGCCATTAATATAGTCGGCAACAGCCTGTTTGATCTGCTCGCCGATTTGAGATGTATACCCGGTAAAAACTTTCAGGGTAATGGCTACGAAAATTGGCACATCGGTAGAGCGTGAAAAACTGATGACGTGAGGATTACCGTAAGTATCCGGCACTGTGACAGAAGTTTTACCGTAAGTTGCGGTTCCCTGCCCTTTATTCCCCCTGATGGTCTGGGCTATCTCAGTAACATCCCCTCCATCGACGATGGCGGAAATAGAGTGTGGCGGCAGCCCGTTGCTGTCGGTTGCCCCAGTGTCGTTCTCATATAGTTTGTGACGTGTCACGCCAGCAACATTAGCGATAGCACCGTCGACACCTTCAAACGGTGTGATCGATGGTAGCGCGACGCTTTGCCCCTGCCGAATGCGCAGCTCTGCGTCGGTTTCGGCTGGTGAACCGACAGTAGCCGCAACTGGATTGGTTACCGACACCCAACCTCGGGTCGGGGTGTTGATAGTGGTAATAGTCCCGGCCAGCGCCGCAACCGAACCGCTATTCGCACATGTGGCCGTCACCAGCACAGTACCATCAACGCCGATCGCCACACTCGCTGGAAAATTCCAGATAATGCCGTTTTTATCCCGTGCGGAGCCATTCGTGATAGTCGTGCCTGCCGTACCGGTTAACAGAAGGTCAGCAGTAGAGTTTGTCGCTACTTTTCGCGTGATCCCGTTAATTTTCACATTGTTGCTAAGCGCTGCGGCCTGCGCTGTCGTCGGTGAAAACGAGTTGTAGATCTCGATAGCGGTATTGTTAGCATCATGCACAGCCAGAGCCACCAGCGCGACCATTTGCCCATCTTTGCTGTCTGGTTCGAGGTAGGCATCACTACCGTAAATCTGCCTGAAATAGCTGGTCAGTGTATCAAGGATTGTCTGGTAATCAGGCGCACTAATCCCCTGGGCGGTTACCGTTGCCGATAGCCCCAGCGTGTCGAGGTTCAAAGCCATTTATGCCTCGCTTGTTACAGTCGTCTGGCCGTAGATTGTGTCAATGGAGGAAGTGAAGGTGACGCGACGGCTGGTGCCGTCATAATTGGTATCGAAGGAAAGAATCGACAGAACGCCCGGTGTATCCTGTATGCGTTCGCGTATAGCCAGGATGTAGACATCTGATCGCTGCTTCCCAAGCACTGACTGAACATACGGCGTGCCTTCCGTCAGATCGAGAAACCACTGACCGCGCCACAGCTCGAAACGGGTTTTTACGGCCTGGGCGACACATTCCGGACTGTCGATAAGGAAAGTATCGTCACCCTGGCCGAAAGTGTAATCGCCTTCAGTATCTTCGCGACGGTATCGCATTATTGCGGCCCTCCGGTAGTTCCCCCGCCAGTCTGTACTCCGCCATGTTTATGCGTGGCGACACTGATACCAGAAGCTGTTACGTCATTCGTTACCGTCACCGGCCCAAGCATCGTCGCAGTACCGCCGCTTTCTCCCATTCCCTGAGACAGGTTACCGTTAATCGTTACGTTGCCGTTCAGCGTGATAGTCGGGGATGTGATTGTCGTTCCACCTTCAGCCGTAGCTGTAAGCTGGCCCGGTGTTTTAATGGTGATGTTATGTCCTGCGGCGACTTCTACGAACGCCGCACCATCATCGGTTCGCAGCTGCGCGGCGCTGGTACTGATACCGCTGATTTTCTGTGCTTGCGACTGCGGGCCAACGATGGCGAACGCATCAGACAAGTCATGCTGGCGCGGGTCGACGGTCTCCTGAACGCCGCCGCTCTGCCACCAAAAATCGATGCAACGGTCAGCAAAAATCAGGAGGCACTCGTCGCCTTCTTTTACCGGAAAGGTCAGCGTGCAACCGCCGCCGCGCGGGAAGATGACCGGCACATCCACCAGCGGTTTTAATTCGGTGGATCCATCGCCAACAATACCGCGTAGCGCCACCTCTACTGTGCAGGTAACAGTCTCAGGATCGAACGACTGAATGATGCCGGGCATCGCTACGCGCATCTGGGTAGACACCGAATCGGCAATGGCCTGCGCGGTCTGCTGCTCACCGCCGATCTGTGATTGAGTTGGAATTGGCATAAAAACCCCATAAAAAAACCCGCTCGGTGGCGGGTTAAATTCATACTTGAAATGAAACTATAGGTTCTTACTAAGCACAAGCTTACAATCTTCAGCGCTTAGACCAGTCATTTGGGCTGATTCAGGATAGCTACAATACATTTTCACTCGACGAAACCCGAGCACTGCGAATTGATCACCTTTACTACTCATCAGCTCTTTTTCGCTGCCACCCTCTCTGCGTGCAAATCCAGCAGCCTCCATGCCAGAAGCTTTAGAAATCGCGGTGTGTATAGCAAGGTTATTATCCAAATCTGGATGTTTTACAAAAAAATCACTTAACGTTCCAGCGCAAACGGAGGTGGATAGCAGAAAAAGAAGAGATACAAATCCTTTCATTAATTTTATCCTTTTATTTTTACACAGTCATAAGTTGCATACTGACGTGGTGCATCCATATTTGCTTGCAGCCACTGAGCATTCAGGATTGCTTTACCATTACGGCCAATAAACTCCATTCCTACCCATCGCCCTGGTTGATTGGTCGCTAAGCGCCATTCAATTTTGACGTTGTTATAATCACCGTCATTTTTAAGAAATGTCACTTTTTGCGATTCAGGTTTAGCTCCGTTTACGCGAGCGAAACCATCATCAGCCCAATGGATGTTGAAATCACCACACTGAGAATCAGCAATAGCCTGGAAAGAAAATAATGCTGCAATGGTAAAAATTACTAGTTTCACGTCCCGTACCTCAGTAGTTTGTTTTTTGCATAGCACCAGCATTAACTAAATCACGACTGCCACGCGCAAAACACATCAAATCCATGTACCACGCCTGACCTCTTGTGTCGCCAGTATAGTCGATAGCTTTGACGATATAAACGCCATCCGTCGCAATGCTGGCAGCCTGTGACGTCGTGCCGGTCAGCACACGGTTGCCGTTCTCTTCTGTTTCGGTGATACGCCCGGGCGACTGTGCTATTTCGCTATTGCCGAGCGTGGCGCGGTACACCGAAGCCTGATCGAGCTGGATAAGACCATTGATGCGAATGTTGGGGTTTATCAGGCACCGCACGTTTACGCCGCCGCCCATAGTCTGTTGCGGCATACCGATCAGGCCAGTATCAGCATTCAACACAATGGCTTCGTGAATATATTTATCCTCCGGCACCATCTGGACCTGACCATCCACCAGTTGCCATGTCGCTTTGCACTGCGCAGCAATATTATCCATCACGTTACGGGTGGATGAATAAATCGCACGGCCACGAGGAAACACGGTATCAGGAAAGTCACCGGTAATGCCCTGCGTCACGCCGAACGCGTTGAAATCCTGCATAGTCGCCCGGTGCAGGTCCGCAACGGTATAACCAGCGGCAAGCGTGGTGATGGTAGTCGCGTAGAGGAACGCTTCGTGGTTACTGATGGCCTGAATCAGCACCCAGGAATCCGTAATGTTGTCCTTCCCGGTGACGGTGAAGCGAATATCACCGTCAAAAATCAGGCCGTAGTTCTGACCGTTCACCTGCCCTATCTGGTCTGGTGAAATCTCCCGGGACACACCAACCTGGCTCGCATCAACATCCGGCGCTATACCGTCATACCCGGCAATGATGCGAATTTTGGCAAACTCCTGCCCAAGTATCTTGTTCGTGGTATCGGTCGAAAGGTTGTAAATTTTCACGTTCGCCACGCGCGGCCAGCGTGTGTCTGCCCACTCGATCTGGAACGTGACCTTAAAGTCAGACAGGGAAACGCCCTGCCCGTTCTGGTCCAACAGTTGCAGCTCAAAATGGCGCATCCAGTTAAGAGACATTTCTACTCCTGTACGAAAATGAGGTGGCTGTATGTGCCGAGGTTGGTTTTGGTGGGCTCGTCTGGTGCGCCCTTATCGGTCGCCACCACCAGCGCGCCATCAATGCCAAGCTGTGGATATTGTCGTAAAAGGTTTACGCCGGTCAGTAGAGGTACGCCAGAGAGAAGCGCGGCACCGCCGCTATCCATCACGTCCATAATCCAGCCAGCCGCATCACGCCAGATGATCCTGAGTGTATACGTGGTATTGCCCAGCAAAACGCGGAACTGCTGATTGTCAGGAGAAAGCGGTATTTCGTTAAACTGCATATCATCCCCCGAATGCTGATGTAACGCTTCCGCCCAGCTGGCTCAGCAAGGATTCGTTTGGCGGTGTAGTGGATTTCATCCCGGAATTCTGCACCGCCGATGTGCTGACGCCATCCTGCATATCTGATTTATCTGCAACGCTAACGCTCTGCGTCTGCGACATGATCACTTCACGCAGGGTAAGCGTGCAGTTCAGCACGTTCTCGCTGGTTTTATCCGTTGTCACCTCGATGGCTCGCACCAGCATATTGCTGTAAACCCGCTTTCCGGTCACTACATCGAACGGCACCCGAGAGGACTGGAGATCCAGTAGTTGCTGATAGGTCTCTTTCGGGCTAAGTCCGGCGCTGAGGCCGATTGACGATGTATCAATGAAGTCCAGCAACGAACCGCCACCAGCGAAGCCGCATTCCATTGTGACTTCGCTGGGGCGCTTATACGCATGATCGGCGATGAAGCCCGAAGCGCTATTCGTTGTTGGCTTCTCCACCGGGTGCTCAGTAATTTCGAGCGCATCAGAATGCTTTTCGGAGACGACCACGCTGGGAATTAATATGCCAATTCGCCGGGATTGCTGGCGAAAAATAGCGGAGAGAATATCCATTAGCTCGGCACCGTTCGAAGTTGTTGAGTTAGTTGTGAATTAACGTTCTTCTGCCGCTCAACTGTGATATTGGCAGCCTCACGTGGATCAGATACACCGTGAATATTAATAACCGTTTCTTGCTGTATGTTTTGTGAAGCACCGCCACCAGCGGCCATACGAACCAATTCACTTGGGTAAGGGTTTCTCCCGTTCTCATGATGGATAATTCCATTCATCAGAGAGGACATTACCTGCGGATCTTTAAGGTTGAGAATGGCATCAGGAGCCACACCCATCATTTTCGATAACTGAGCAATGTAAGCACCGGTATTATTTTCATTCCCCGGTGCCCACGTAGAGATTATATCGTTAAGGGTTTGCAGCGGCTTGCCTGTCGTCTTACCTTCAAAGTAGCGCATTAATTGTCGGGAAAGCGCTTTCAGGCCATCATAGGCAGTTTCAAACCGGGCGAACCTGCCGCCAGGCCTTTCGAGCGTCGCCCCAGATTGCCCACGAAAGTCGATATTACCGGGGTTATTATTTCTAATACCTCGTGGAGCTTTAGCAGACTGGGCATGTTGGTCAGGCTCATCATCACCAAACCACCCGCGAATGGTTCTGCCTACGCTGCGCGGGTCAAATCCCAGATTCTCCTTAACCCAGTCAGCGCTTCTGTTGGCGCTATCCTCTACTGCCGGTGTGGCACTCGGTTGCCCGCTGCCCTGATTTAGCAGCTGTTTGCCTATACTAGCGGCCTGCGCCCAGTTGCCATCTTTTATGGCATTCAGCAAATCAGCGATCATGTTCAGCATCTTGCCGAACTCACCCATTTGCGAAATGAAGTTGCTAAAATCCCACTTTAGGGACCATGACTTGGGGTCAATACCGAGCAACTTAGCCAGCGCTTTTGTCAGGTCCGTAACAGTCTTTTTCAGGTCACCAATCATTTTGACGGCCTGATCAATTTCAGTCTTCCATTTCCCCCAGTCAATCAGGCTTTTGCCACCTTCTTTCCACGTCTGGTAATCATCCAAGAGCAGACCAAGTGCAATAATAAGCGTCGTTATCATGCCCAAGGGTGATGACATGAAAGCGGTATTTAGCAGCCGCCATGCAACCAACAGCCCACTGAACAATGCGATAAGCTGCTGCGTGGCTGGGTTCAGCTTTTTGAACCAGGCGATCACACCCTCAACAGCTTGCCCAGTTCGCCATAACACGCGGGTAATCGCGTCACCTGCCCAGAGAATTCCTTTGATGATCTTCGTGATGACCGCTTCAATCTTCGGCCAGTTGTCGAGTATCTGCCTGCGGAAGTTATCAATACTGCCAGCAAGGCCACCAGCTAGGTTAGAGCCAATCTTGTCTTTCGCCTGTCCAAGCGTCATCGTCAGATTACGCATGGAGGTCATGAAAATATTGGACTGTTTAGCCGCTGACTCAGCATTAAAACCAATACGCTTTGCCGTCAACGCGTACTCAGAACTGAGCTGCCCCATCCCTCTGCGCATCGCCATCAGCGTGTTTTCATCGATGCCGAGCATCTGCGCGTATTGCTTCGCGCGGTAATACGGCATGTTGTTGAGCTTTTGCCCAACACCAGTAAAGATGGCCGCAGTATCACGCATCTTTCCGCTGGCATCGCGGGTCTGTACGCCCAGACGGTTCAGGAAGCCTTCCGCGCCCGGATTGCTACGCATGAAACCGGCCAGCCCTTCGAGGGAGGACATAGCCGACTCGGCGCTGGCACCGGTTTGCGATGCGGCATAGCCCAGCGCTTTGATGCCCTGGACGCTGGCCCCCGTCCGCTGGGATGCCCAGTAAATTTTATCCAGACCATTCGCGATCTGGGTGGTAAATCCGACAATGCTCAGCGCTGCGCCTTCCACCACCGCGCCGACCTTCAGAACGTTCGCGGTAACGCCTTTCAGCACGGCTTCAAACTTATTAGCGCCAGCCTGATCGATATCGAATCCCAGCGAAACAAGGAAATCTTTAATCGTATCTGCGTTACCGCTCATTGGCCGCTCTCCATTTATCTACCCGGGCGTCGTTATCCTCGCGCATGTCGAGGTAGTCATTGAGAAGCGCGATGCGGCAGAGGTCTACCGCACCACTGTTAAGGTCTTTCTGGTCAATATGGAAGGCAAGCGCCGGACGAAGAATAAAGTCTTCACCGCCCGGCAGGCTGTTGAAGGTTATTCCGCTGGCGGGGTGGGCGTCTCGCTGGTAGGGAGTCCTTGCAAAAAATTTCCCAGAGAGTCGGCGACCACCCGCGCCACCAGTTGCAGCATGGTCAGCAGGTCGATATCGTCAAACGCCATTTCGCCATGCTGGCAGACCGGCACCCAGCCTTTCATGTGCTCGCGTGAAACAACGGAAAGGCAGGGGAACAGGATAGCGTCCACGTCGCCATCGCTCAGATCGGACACAGCATTGGCAATCTTTGGCAGGATGGTAGCCATCGCGCCTTCGGTGTCTTTGCTGCTGATCTTCTCCTGAACGCTCCGGAAGTCAGAAACCATCCCGGCCAGCACCGGCAACAGCTTGCGGGACACCTTCAGCTGTTCGAAAACGCTGAGCTTTGCGGTGCGATATTTCACGCCTTTAATTTCGAATTCCATGCGTTAAAACTCCCCGAGAAGCTGGTCAATCTTGCCGCAGTCGAATACCCAGGCGACGGTTCCGCCCTCTTTAGCGTTATTGAAATCAGGCTGTTTCTGGAATGCACACGAACGCGCAGTAGAAATATCACCCGATGCCGTGTTGCGAATGACGATCACGTTATTGCCCCAGGTGGCAGAGGACTGGCTTTGCGCGTTATACGCCAGAGACAGCTTCTTGTTAACCGGGGAGGTTTTGAGTAGCGTCACCGTAATGGTGCCTGACTTATCGGCGTGCAGGCTGTGCATCACTTCGCCATCGGCACCGATGGTCATGGTGTTCTTGTTGCCGCCCATAGCTACGGTGATACCTTCCTCAGAGTTCGCAGAACCCTGACCCAGATCAATAACACCGGTCGGACCGGTGAGCGACGCGGTTACATCGAGAAAAGAATAAGTTGACATTTATCGCTCCTTAGCGAACCACGTTGATCTGCACATCGGCATAATGAACTGCGCCAGCCAGCTTACAGGCCACCTGAATTAACGGTGCTTTGCGCGCTTCCCGGTCGGCCTGCGCCTGTTCGGAGAGGGGTTGCGCATACACGTAATAACCTTTGGTCAGCGTATCGCCAGAATTCAGCTGCCCGACAGGGCCGCCATTCCACACGCCAGCAGCTACCAGACCGTTCGTGACGGACTGATCCATGGACTGTTCAACGTTGGAAAGCAGGCGGGTCACACCGGCATCAGTCTGCGGAATTTTAGTGGTGCTGGTGTAAAGCAGGTTATAGAGGTTGGTCTGAACGTAGTTCTGCAACCAGTCGAGCCCGTGGCGCTCGTCGAAGAAGTCACCGTTCGCCATGACACCCTGTTGCAGGATCGCCGTGTCGTTGGCGTAGTACACGAACACGTTCGCATTCTTCGTATCCACCGCAGCCGCCTGGCCTACCGTCAACGTTTCGTAGGTTACGCTCGGTTCCTGTTTGAATTTCAGGGTAATGGTGGTATTGCTGCCGTTGAAATTGACAGTAAACGCGCGACCGAAAGCTGAAACCGCCGCATAAGGGCTGCTGGTGGAATATTGAATAAAGGTACGGGAATACTTACCGGCCTTTAATTTAGACGCAACATCGGTCGTCGAAGTCGTGCTGATGATCTCAGCGTCGGCTGACGTTACCCCGAAAATGCGGCTCAGGCTGGACGCTTCGATGAGTTTAGCAACCTCAATCACGTCGTCAGCATCAAGCACATCATCGCCATCAGCAACATCATCAGCGACAACCAGCCCATACCAGTTGGTATACTGCAGGCAGGCATTAACAGCTTGCACGATGGTTTCCACGCTTCCACCTTCGGAAGAGGTCAGCGTCTTCGCCCAGCGGCCAACATAAACCTGCGTCGGCTTCGGCGACTGGCTGAAGAAAACCTGCGCCGCTTCATATTCCGGGCTGTCGACTCCGAAGTCCTCGCCAATGTCCTCAACGGACGCATAAAGGCGGACGCGTTCCTGCACTGGAATGATAGTGGAAGAACCGAGGATCAGCAGCGCGCCGAAGTTACGACCAGTAGCCGCTTTCGGCGAGATGATCACATCAACGTTTACAACGTTGGATACAGGTAAGCCCTGCGTCATAGTTTATTCTCCAAAAAAGGTGACTGGCGCTTCCACCAGCGATTTAATACCGTACTCGCGCACAACCTTCCGGCGCAGGCGCACCGTCATGTCGTAGCGGCGAACCCATTGCTGGTTGATAAGTTCGGGGAAAGGGGTCAGACCGGTATAGTCGCCCAGAGACAAACCAAGCGCGTTCAGCTCAGCATTGTTTTGCGGGACAGATATGCCATCGCGAAAACGGGACGCATAAGACATACCAGCCGGGCCATAGAACGACGCCATGCACTCGAACGTTTCATGCCGCCAGAGCTGAGCGCCCTCGTCGGTCTGATTGGTGAATGCAGGGTTGTTATCAATGAGCAACCCGGTAACGCCAAACGCGCACCAGTTCGTTTCAACGGGTGGCAGTGGCGGCTGATTTTTCTGCCAGCGCGGACGAACCATTCCAGACGGCAAGCCGGAAACATTGCGCATCCACTGGCTTAACAGCCTGTCTAGCGCTTCGTCATAATCCGGATCGCCGCTGGTGGGTGTCAGCCAGCCGCGCTCTGTGCTGGTGTTATTGCTCAACGGGAGTTCCCCCATCAAACGGCAGTAATTCGCAATGTGCCTGGACGAAGCCAGCACCGTAAGCCGTGTACGGGTCAACGAATGTCACACGATAATCACGGTTCTGGTACGTCACGATATCGGCGTCACGGCCAGTCTGCCCCTGCGTCAGCCGCTCAGTTGTCACGATGAGAATCGCGCCACTGATAACCTGGCCGGACTGCATACGTCGGTTTTCGAGAGAGCGGTCAACGGTAACAACTCCGGCAAACTGCGTTTTAACTTCGCTGTCGCTGCCGATCCCGTCCTCGTCCACCGTTTGCGCGCGACGCGTTACCCACAGGTTGAAGTCGCAAAAATCGGGGTCAAAAAGTACGTCCGTCACATCAAGATTCGGCATCTTTATCCCTCACAATATGGGTAATGGCTCTGCGGTACTGTCCGGTATCAATCAACGGCCTTACATTCTCATTGCTTATCAATTGACCAGAATCTGGGTTGATAGCATTAAGCTTTCCGTCTGCCGATCTGCGTGCTAACTCAGCTTTCGCCCCTTTGCGCCCTCGACGCGCGCGGGCTTCAACGGTGCTATCAGCAAGCGGTGTAAAGCCGGTAATGGTCATGTAACGCCTGACGCCATTCGCGGCCAGCGTTCCGGCGCGGTTAAGCGCTCTTTCCGCACCCGCCGCATTTCCATCAAGCGCAGCCTGCGCCGCTGCTTTGAGCTGCGGCACCGTCTGTTCCTCTACGGATTTAACGCCGGGGATCAGGTGCGGGCGTGGGGGGATGTTTTGCGCTGGTGAGCCGTATTCGTTGACGTAACCGATCCCGGCATTACCAAACGGAACATCCTCACGCTCGCTGTCTTCTTCCGGGATGCCCACCAGCACATCCTTTTTGGTTAGCGACCGGAGCGCATCCAGAATGGCCTGAGCGTTATCAACCCTCGTTGTTACACCACTTTTGAAACTCATAGCTGGCGACCGCCCGCACCGAACATCGTGATCAGCTGATAAAATTCAGCGCCATATCGGGTGTTATTCCAGAAGCCTGCGTCAGGGTTTAGCGTCGCGCTGGTGTCATAGCTGACGCTTACCTTGTCAACGGACTTGGAGGACTGAACACCATTGGTTGAGCCACCCGGGCCGCCGACGAGCATTGCCCGGCTATCTGCCGCCCAGAGCGTCATGTAGTGAGCCACGAACAACTCGACAAAGTACGGAAACAACTCTTTGCCGGTGACGTTTTCGCTCAGCAGCACATCAGCCAGATTCAGACGAAACTGGATTTGTGCTTCGGGATATTTGGCAGGGTCAGCAAACTGTGGAAAGTCGCGCCGAAAATCACTTACTGTTGGCAGGCTTTGATTCTTTGGCATCTTTCGCCCCATTACCGCCAGTCTGGGCGGCAGCAATCTGCGCTTGCAGGCTGTCGTTCTGCTCTTGCAGCTTGAGCAGCGCTTCTCGCAGATCGGCAATCAACTGATCTTTATCGATAATCTGCTTATCTTTGTCGGCAATCTGAGCTTGCAGGCTGTCGATAATGGGTTGCAGATCATCGGTGTCGCTAATCACGCTTTCGGAAAGCTCGGAGTGCGCCTGGGTGAACCAGTGCGACGCGACCTCTTCCGGTACGTTATGCCGTCCCCGGCCAAACTCCCTTTTTGACTGATCGCCGAGCGTCAGCGTAAACGGGGTGTGAACATGGATGGTAACCAGCTTTTCTTTCGCCATTTTCAGTTCCCTTCTGGCCCCTTTCGGGGCCGTTCTGGTTATCAGATACCGTCCACGTAGGACAGGGTTTCTTTGTACACTGGCTCAACCGCACCGAGCTTGCCGTAGTAGGTCGCAATCTGATACAGACCGCGATACTGGACAGGAACGCTCTGCAACGGCACCAGCGGATAGCGCACGTATTTCTTGTCGTTGGTGTAGGCGATCATACGGTCTTTACCGCCAACCCCACGCCCTTTCAGCCATTTGACCGCTTTGATTTCAAGCGGAACGCCGTTCTGGTGGAAAGCGATAGTGTTCACAGCCAGATAGGTCAGCAGTGACTGGTTACCCGCTTCGGAAACCTTACGGCTCGCCAGCAGTGAATACTGCTCTGGCGGAATGCGCAGATCAGAAGGCACGATGGAATAACCGGATGCTGCCCAGGCATTAGACAGAATGCTGTTCACGCTATCGAGGATCTCGTCGTTGGTTGAGTTCGCCCAGGTCTTCGGCGCGTTGTTCAGCGTCACACCGACGAGGTTTGCCAGACCTTTCAGGCCGAGTGCGTCATCACCGATGTAAACCTGCTCGTCGTTGTCCATCTGCCATTTGAGCTGCATCCCGTCGTACTTCTGGGTATCAATCGGGCGGCCTACCTGCTGAGCAGCTGCCAGCTCTACAACGGTCCAGCCCAGTTCCATACCCCAGAGGTTCAGTGGATTGCCGTCTTTGCTGATATCCACGTTCACGCCAGCAATAGCGGTGGAGTCTTTGCCTACCCAGTTTTTACCATTCGGATTTGCACCAGTACCCGCAGCGGCGAAGCTGGTATTCGTCCAGCTGGAAAT